CTCGCCGCCCTGGCGGCGGCTCCCCTGGCCAACCCCTGGACCCTCAATGCTGCCATCCACCTCGCCGAAACCGGCAACCAGGATCTCCTCGATGCCTTCCTGGCCGTCGCCAGCAATGGCAAAGGGAACGTCGATCCCAGCAAATTGGGCAATTATTTGCGCGCTGTCCGTGATCGACCCATCGCTCAACGCTTCATCCGCGACACCGGCAAGAAGGCCCATGGCAGCAAAACGCTGTGGGAATTGAGCAATGTCTGAGGGTTATGCCCTCAAGGCAGTATACTTTTGTGCCTGGATAGGCAGGATAGCCTGGATAGGCACTTCCGCTCGTAGCTCAAAAAAACACTTTCATTACGCAAGCCACATTACATTATTTTTTCGCGCGTGGCGGGAAGTGCCTATCCTGCCTATCCTGCCTATCCAGCCACAAAAAGTAACTAAGGCACAAAAAGTAACTACCCAGGAGCAAAGGAGAGAGCAATGACCAAGAAAAACGACACCACCACTGCCATACAGCCACCCAAGCTGCCCCGCGTGCCGCATGGACCACGCGTCGATGTCAACGTCACCAAGCCGATCATGGACCTGTCGAAGGGACGCAACAGCTCGCACTGCATGATCGCCGAGGCACTGCGCGACGCGCGCCCGGACGCCGCCTCCATCTCAGTCGATCTGCAGACCATCCGCTTCAGCCTGCCAAACAGGCGGCTGCGCTATACCTACCTCACCCCACGCATCGCCCAGCTCGCCCTGATCAAGTTCGACCAGGGACAGATGCCGGAGCCGTTTTCCTTCAGCCTCAAGGGCGCTCACGTCACCTCGATGTTCCGCCGCGTCGTGGTCGCTACCCCACGCTCGACCCGCCCACCCGATCGCCCGGGCTACTACGATGACGATGCCGGCTGCTGGAGCGGCAAGCCACAGGACGCGGCGCTGCTGATGCACTACCTTCGCCGGCGCTCGACCACTGGACTGCCGGTGACGGCCGCCGAATCGGCCGCGCTACTACGATGAGGATGAGGTGACGATGAGCGAATCGACTGAGCCGTTTCAGCTCCGGCCGGATGCCTATGAGCCGCTGCCGGAGGAGGAGCTGCCGGAGGACGCGGAACGGCCATGAGCACCAGACCATACCGCCCCAGCAATGGCTCTGAAGGCGAAAACTTTATGAACCACTTTTGCTACCACTGCCGGCGCTACGACGATCCGTGCAATATCCTTGGCTTGTCGCTCTCCCGCACGCTGAACGACGCGGACTATCCGCCGCAGTGGCTCGAGGAGGACATCAGTCTGGACGACTATCCGACTCTGCGGGCTTACCTGCTCGCGCTCAACGAGCGCTGCACGGCGTTTGAGCCGGGGACCGAAGAGGAGCTGCCGTGAACGGCCCAGCGCGTCCGAGCGATAAGGAGATGGAACTGTTGTGGCAGGCGCTGGAAATGTTTCTGAAAATAGCGCAACAAAGCCGTGAGGAAAGTGAGCGCAGTCGTGAAAAACACTCGGGTAGCACGGCCTAATCCCACGCTGTGGAAACCCGGTCAAAGCGGCAATCCGAACGGCCGTCCGCCGGGCATTCTCGCGCGTGAGTTGGCACGGAGTTATACTGAACTCGCTATAGCAACGTTGGTAAAAGCCCTGGAATATCGCCAAACAATGGTTCCTGCCGCCGTTGCATTGTTGGATCGAGGCTGGGGCAAGCCAAAAGAGTCAGTCGACACGACCAACCTGCATTTGTTAATGGGTGGTATCGATGGGCCACCGATACCTGAAACGATAGAGCAATGGCTTGAGCGACGCAGAATCACCCTCGACCGAACGCTGGGCACCACAGAAGGGACCCCAGGCGGACGCGATCCGGGCAGCACCGATCCCTGAGCTGCTGTTCGGCGGCGCCCGCGGCGGCGGCAAATCGTCGTTCCTGCTGGGTGACTTCTGCGCTGGCGCCGTGCAGGGCGAGCCGTGGCGCGGCATCATCTTTCGCCAGACTTATCCGGAGCTTGAGGAGCTTATCCACCTCAGCCGCTCGATCGTGCCGGCCTGCTGGCCCGGCTCGGAGTGGCTGCAGCAGCCCAAGACGTGGCACCTGCCGAACGGCGCCGAGCTCAGGATGCGCAACTTGGAGAACGCCGCCGACGCCTCCCATTACCAGGGCCACAGCTACACCTTCATTGCCTTTGATGAACTATGCTCCTGGCGTGATGCGCAAGCCTACCAGATGCTGATGGCCTGTCTGCGCTCGACCGCCGAGGTCAGGCACAAGCGCATGCGCGCTTCGGCCAATCCCGGTGGCCCCGGTCATGCCTGGGTCAAGCAGCGCTTTATCGATCCTGCGCCGCTTGGTTATGAAGTGATAACGGACCCGCTGACCGGTATGCCGCGGGTATTCATCCCCAGCCGGGTCGAGGACAACCGCGTGCTGATGGCGCGCGATCCCGGTTATGTTAACAGACTGAAAGGAGTAGGCTCGCCCGAGCTGGTGCGGGCGTGGCTGGAGGGTGACTGGAATGTCGTGGTCGGTGCCTATTTCCCGGAGTTCGGCCCTGCTCATATACGCCGTCCCTTCCAAATACCTAACTCCTGGCTCAGGTTCAAAGCCCTGGATTGGGGTTCGGCCCGGCCCACCTGCGCCCTCTGGCTTGCCGTCAGTGACGGTTCGCTCCCGAATTATCCTGTTGGGGCCCTGGTCGTTTATCGTGAGCTATATCTCTCGGCGGCCCCGAACGTGGGACTGCGGCTGACGGTGGAGCAGGTAGCGGAGCGCATTCATGAGCTCGAGATCGGTGACGAGAAATGTGCCTACGGCGTGGCCGACCCGGCGATCTTCGCCACCGATGGTGGCCCGAGCATCGCGGAGCGGTTTGCTGCTCGCAATATCCTCCTCCGGCCAGCTGATAATCGCCGTGCCGGCAAGCTGGGCGTGTCGGCCGGTTGGGATCTCATTCGACAGCGCCTGCTGGGCGATGACGGAACTCCCATGCTCTACCTGTTTTCTACTGCCACCAATCTGATCAGAACTCTTCCGATCATGCAACATGATCCGGCCAAGCCAGAGGATCTCGATACCAATTCGGAAGATCACGCGGTCGATACGCTGCGCTATGCCTGTTCGTCGCGGCCGTGGGTCAAGGTGCCGAGTTACCAGCTCGATCACGTAACGATCAACCAGCTGTGGGAGCTGCGGGAGCGCCATCGCATCCGCCTCTAGCGGGAGAGAGAAATGAGTTTCGCGCCCGGGCGATCGACCCGCCTCGCCGCCTCGGAGGCCTCGGTCGGGGCGTGGCTGGCGCCCGAGGCGCCGTTAGTCCTGGTGACCAACTTCGGGCCGGATGCGGCTTATCTCCGCTTCGGCACGGGCGAGGTCGCGGCCGATGCCGAGCACGACGTGCCGATCCTGCCGATGTCTCAACTGCTGCTCACCAAGGGTGTTGGAGCCGATGCGGTGGCTGCTGTATGTAGTAGGGGCGAGACTGCAAACCTCTACATAACGGTGGGGACTGGCACTTGAGCCTGCTGTCCTTCAGCCCGAACACCAGTCTGACGGTGTCGCCCAGCACCACCCAGGCGCAGGCCATCGTCGGCGGCAATGGCCATTACCTCAGGCTGTGCAACGGCGGCACGGGCGCGGCCTACGTGTTATTCTACGAGTCCACGGCCTCGGTGCCGACGGTGGTGACGACCACGGCGATGCTGATTCCCGCCGGTGCCATCGAGATTTTCAGTGTCGCCAGCGACACCACGCGGGTGGCTTACCTGGGCGATGCCAGTGGCACCACGCTCAACATCAGCCGTGGGGAAGGGCAATAGATGCTGCGCGCCATTGCCAGGGTGGGGGCTGGTACCGGGCCACAGGGGCCGCCCGGGCTGGCTGGGCCCGCTGGCCCGCCTGGACCGCAGGGACCGCTCGGCGTGGCTGGCCCTGCCGGGGTGCAGGGCGTGGCTGGGGTGGTCGGGCCATCCGGGCCGCCGGGCCCGGCGCTGCCGGCCGGGCTGACGTGGCGCGGTCTGTATAGTGCCACGACCACGTATGCGCTCAATGACGTGGTCAACTACGGCACGCCGCCGGCCAGCTACTGGGCGGTGCAGCCGGTGCCGGTCAGCACGCCGCCGGCCGGGGGCGGAGCCAGCAACGCCTACTGGGCTTTTCTCGCTAGTGAAGGTCCTCAAGGTCCGGCTGGGCCGGCGGGTCCGCAGGGGCCGCAGGGCGTAGCTGGCAACACCGGCACGACGGGTATTCAGGGCGTTCCTGGGCCGGTTGGTCCGGCTGGTCCGATTGGGGCCCAGGGGCCGCAGGGCAATGTCGGGCCGGCTGGGCCGACTTTTCCAGAGGCGCCGACGGACGGCCAGACTTACGGCCGTGACGGCCTGACGACGGCGTGGAATCCGGTGCTGACCACGGCCGGCGGCACGCTGACGGGTCCGTTGGTGCTGGCGGCCAATCCGACGGCGCCGCTGCAGCCGGTTTCGTTACAGTATTTCAACGCCAACCGCGGCGTCATAACCGTTTCGGATACTGCACCATTAACACCTCAAAACGGTGCCCTGTGGTGGGACTCTGTCGGCACCCAGCTTTATGTTTACTATACCGATCCAAACAGCAGCGAGTGGGTAGTTGCCAACAACAACTTCACCAGTAGTGGCGGCGGTGGTGGTGGTGCAAGCGTAACGATTGGCACGACGGCGCCGCCGACGCCGAAGCCGGGCGATCTGTGGTGGGACAGCACTGCGGGCCAGCTCTATCTTTGGTATGATGACGGAACAAGTAAGCAGTGGACGGCGGTGGTCAATCAGACCGGCGGCGGCGGCAGCGGCATTGCCGAGGCGCCGGCTGACGGCTCGTTGTATGCCCGCACCAGCGGCCTATGGGCCAGCGGCGGCACGTTCTCGACCGCGCTGGCGGCCAATGGCGGCCTGACGGCGCCGACCATGGCGGTGGGGGATGCCAGCACGCACGCGGCGACGACGGCGTTCGTGCAGGCGGCCGTGGCCCCGGCGCTGCATAACGTTGGTAGATCGTATCTGCATAACGGGCTGTTCAACATCGCCCAGCGCGGGACGGCGGCGATCACGGCATCCGGCTATGCGCTGGATCGTTGGTATGCACAGATAAATGCCGACGTGTGTTCAATCGGTGCGGGAATTATCGTTGATGCTTATCGCGCCGAGATTGGCGATGAACAGGCTTATTGGTATCTGGGCAATAACTTTACCGGCAATGCGGGGGCAGCCGCATTCAGCAATGTCCAGCAGAAAATCGAGAATGTCAGGCGTCTGGCCGGCAAGACGGTTACGGTCTCGTTTTGGGCCAATTCATCGGCTAGTCTGAAAATCGGCGTCAACATTGCGCAGAATTTCGGCACCGGCGGTTCGCCGTCGCCCGGGGTATGGGCACTAGCTACGGGTATTTCAGTTACAACACAGTCAGGGGCTTTATGGGGCACCCGTTATACGGCGACAATCGCGATCCCATCGGTTAGCGGCAAGACCTTGGGAACGAACGGGGATGACAATACCCAACTGACATTCTGGTATTCCAGCGGCGCGAACAACGCGGCGATAGCAGGCAACATCGGCGTGCAGAGCGGCACCATCAACCTGTGGGGCGTGCAGCTAGAGATCGGCACCGTGGCGACGCCGCTGGAGAAGCTGGACCCACGCATGGATTTGAGCAACTGCCAACGGTTTTATTGCACTATGGGGTTCAATGCGTCGGGTTACGTGAATGTGGGAATGGCGTTGGGCTATGTGCAAACCCTGCCGGTGCAGATGCGTGCAGCGCCAACGATCGTCGCAACTCCCGGCGGCAGTAATAATCTGAACACCATGGCGGTAGCGGCAAATGGCGACAATGGCGTGACGGTAAGCGGCATCGGAATAGCCACGGCTGGCGCTTACTACTATGGCACCTTCACCGCCTCGGCGGACCTCTGACCATGCCTCCGCTCGATTTCCCCAATGCTCCGACCACCGGCACGACCTACACCTTCGGCGGCGTGGTGTGGCAATGGGACGGCGTCAAATGGGTGGCTCTGGGCTCTGGTGCCGGCACCGCCGTGCCGATCGGCCCGATTGCGCCGGCCGTGCCGGTCAACGGCAGCGAATGGTGGGACACCGTTTCTGGCCAGCTCTTCGTCTACGTGGACGATGGCACATCAAAACAATGGGTGGTGGCGGTCAATCAGGCGGCGGGCGTCGGCGAGGCGCCAACCGACGGCAGGCTTTACGGCCGGGCGAGTCTGGCCTGGAGCCCGGTGCCGGCGGTGATTACCAACGACGTCGGCCGCAACAAGCTGCACAACCCGCTGTTTAATATTCAGCAATACGGCACTCAGGGCACCAGCATCTCCGGCGTGGTCGGGCAGACGGTGATGGTGATCGACCGCTGGAGCCTCCAGCTTGGTGCGGCCGGCGATGTTGCTTCATTCGGGCAATATGCCTACAGCGCTGCCGGCTTAGCTCAGATCGGCGACGAGGAGCAGCAGCACTGCCTGCAGCTTTATCTCAGTGGCGCCAGTGCGGCCGCCGGCGGTTATGTCATCCTGGAGCAGCGCCTGGAGAGCGTGGCGCGGCTGAGCAACAAGACCATCACGGTGTCGTTCTGGGCTAACAACGTTGGCGGTGCCGCCTCCGTCGGTGTTGGGCTGGTGCAAAACTTCGGCACTGGCGGTTCGCCGTATCCGCCGGTGCGGATCAACGGGGTGAAGTTTGCCGTCCCGACCACCGGCTGGGCCAGATATAGCACCACTTTCACCCTGCCAACCATGACCACGCAGGGTTTCGGCACCAATCGTGGCACCGACTATACGGGCCTGCAATTCTGCTTTTCGGCCGGCTCTAATCTCAGTTCGTCGTTCGGCAACATTGGTGTGCAGACGGCCGTGCAGTTGCAATTCTGGGGCATCCAGCTAGAGGTCGGCAGCGTGGCGACGCCGCTGGAGAAGCTGGACCCGCGCATGGATTTGGCCAACTGCCAGCGGTTTTATCAGACCGGGAATTACAATTTCCAGGGATACAATACTGCGGCTGGCAACGCTGTTCAGACGTTTAACTTTGCAGTGGTGATGCGGGCACCACCGACGATTGTTAACAATGTCATCAGCAGTAACGTCAGCTCGGGCAACCTTAGTCCTGGCGCGCAATATTTGGCTGTCACGGCGACGGCGGCTGCGACCGGTGAGTTCTATTATATCGGCACCTTCACCGCCTCGGCGGACCTCTGACCATGCCTCGCGAGTTCATACCACTGACAGATGACGATGACTTGGCCGCCGCTTGTCTGGCGCTGCTGATCCAATTAATCAGAGTCATCCCTGATGAGAAATGCCG